GCGTGTAGCTAACATCGGCAGGCCCAACAGCCGCCTGCCCCCGTCGCCAAAAATCATGGCAGGTGTTGGCTGCATCCCCGTCATACCATCCAAGCGATGCATAGCGGTCTTTGATGACAACCGCGCCCGCACCCTTGAAAATGATTCCGGTCGCTGAGTTGCCCTGAGCTGTAGCAATCGTCAGCACCACCCCAGCATCAACGCTAATCGTGCCGCCGAAAGAAATAACCCGGCCTATCTCGCGGTTGCTTGCCACGCGGCAATTCATACCGGGGAGAAGCAAGACATAGCCTAGCGCGGCGCTTGCAATGGAAAGGGCGGGGCCGTCATCCACAACGCCATTGCCCATAGCATTCTTTGGAGCCGTAACACCGCCTGCGCCAAGCAAGTCAGCCTGAGAAACAAAACCCGGCATCAGCTTACCCCTACTAGAATGTCACCAGTTTCTCGGCTGACCAAATAATCGCCATTATCCCGGCCTACCAATCCATCAGGTATTACACTTCCTGACTGGACGCTACCCACGTTGTCTTGCGTTCCATCGGTATAATCAAAGATGAGATCGCCCGCAACGATCTCAGCATCCGCAATTCCGCGAGGGCTAACAATAACCCTGACAGTCCCACCTGTCCGGATCACCTGCGAACTCATTGCCCAGGCGCCCTGACAAGCACGTTAATCCAAACCGGCGTTACCACTGGTGCAATAATGTTCAAAACTGCGCCAAGAAGAGTGACTGTAAGCGTCTTAGGAATGCGCTGCACAATAATTATAACCTGCGTGTTGGTGGCCGTCCCCTCCTCCACGCTAGCATCGTTGCGATAGGCGGCACCGTTGGGAGTCTCAGCCGTCGTCGTCACCGCTGGGACAATCCCAGCCGCATACGGTTGAGGAAATACAAACGTGGCACGCCCGTTTGCATCAGGCGTAACCTGTACCCGCACCGCCTGCTGGCGATTGGCGCTCGTCAACCCGGTTGTTGCTTGGGTCATCGCCGCAGCAACGTCATCAAGCACCTTCTGGGGCACGAGCGGCGTAGTTGCAGTGATATCAGCCATTAGTAGACATCCATGAACGAAACGCTAGCGCCTGCTGCGGCGCCAATGCCGAACAACGCGACGCTGACGGGCACGGTAATTGACGCGCCGCGCGTACCCGGCAGAAGATCCCCGGTCGTGGTAGTCACCCCTGAATTGCCGATGTAAATGTCGACCGTGCTCAGGTTCGTGATCTTGACACTGCCGCGGAGGGTGCGCGCTGCAACGATCTGAGTTGCAGTAGTGCCCACCGCCACCTGCCCGGTGGCCAAGGTGGATGCACCGCGGCTGACCGCATTAAGGCTATTGGTAGCAAGGTAAAATCCAATAGCGCCGGCCGTGTTAGTCAGGATCGGGCGAACCGCAGTTCCGTCGCTACCCGCAATATAAAATGCCATTGCAGGGGCGGCAGCACCGGGGGAGGCGTCACCGGATACAGTTTGCGGCGTGCCGCCGCTGATGCCCTGCACAGTGACTACTGAGCTGTTCGGGCTCCCGGCACTGCCAGTGGGTACGGACCCGCCGCTGCCACTACCGATAGCGACCGGGTTGCCGTCATCGTCCGCGATCCAAACGGGCTGCGCATTTACCGACTTGCTACGGAAACCGGGCATCAGACGTAAACTCCCATTACCGGCTCGCGCCGCATCCCAAACCTGTGCGTCATTGCCGTATGAAAGCGCGCGGCTTGACGCTGCGTTGTCGCGCCAATCTCTGCGCCAAACGTGTCACCCAGCTCCAAGGCAAGCGCCGCGCTCAAACCCTCAGGGTCTGCTGACGACCGCGGCGCCTCGCTATCAAGCTGGAGCAGGTGCACGGCCTGCCAGCGCTTGATGGTGCCATCATACAGCCACGTCCCCGTCTCACCGCCCTCGCGATCGGTGATGATGACGACCGCCCCATCGCGCGGCGGCTCAACACAACCAATCGGCTGGGAAGCCTGCACGTCGACAATGGTATCATTGCCTTGCGAGGTAACAGTGATGATAGTGCCGTAATAACCGCGGCGATCCCATCCGTAGTCATTGAATCCGGCATCGGAAACCAGCTCAGGTAACGTGACCGACAGCGTATCCGCGCTTGTGCGCAGGATGCGTTCATTGCCACGCGCAATGTAATTCGTGCCGGTAGGCACAACGTCCAGAATGCGACCGAACGCGCCAGCAGCGATCCAAGCCCCATATAAAGCCTGAAGCGCCGCCAGCGCGTCGGTCTGGTCAGCGGTGCGTGGCTCGCGACCCGCACCCAAGCGACCCAGCTTACGCAGGGCGCCGTTTACGATAGCGCGAGCCGTCGCCACTTACTTGGTCGCCTCGACCAGCTTCGCGCGAAGCGTCTCGACCGAGGCGTTGCCCTTTACGGTCACGCCGCGATCCGCCAACTGCTTGCGGAGCGCCGCCTTCTCAGTGCCTTCCTCAGCGCGAGCAGCAAGCTCGTCTTCGGTCGGCTCGTCAGCAGCGGCAACCTCTGCCTTGGCGTCGGCGCTGAACATGGGGTTGTCCTTCAGTGCGTCGAACAACTCCTTGTCCTTCACCTCGGTAACCTCACCCTTCACGAAGGTGACGCCCTCGATCAGCACCATCTGCGCATCGGGATCGCTATCCCCGATCCAGGTCAGCTTGCTCATTATGCCGGCTCCTCGATGTAACCGTCGATCACCACGATAATACGCCCAGTGGCGTTCGTAGTGGCACCACCGATCGTCAGCGTTGCGATGGTATATACGCCCTTGCCGCCCGGCGTGTTCGGCGAGGTCAGGAAGTCACGCCCGCTATCGGCCATCGTGACGTTCGAGCCGGTCGCAGCAGCCGAAGCCGAAGCGAAGTAGCGCGCCGGGTCAGCAGCTGCACCGCCGCCGCCGGTATCCCCGACAGTGTAGGTCACGCCCGCACCTGCCGCAGCTTCGACCTTCACGAAGGCACTGCGGACGCGGAACTTCGGGTGCAGCTTGAACAGCTGAACCACATCGCCCGATGCCAGCGCACCCAACGCGGAGAGATTGATCTCCGCGCGTTCCACCTTGAGCGAGCGCCCGCCCATGCCCGGACCCGAAACCGGGTATCGCGAGGTCGGCTGCATCTGCAAAGACTGGAAAGTTGCCATGTCAGTTTCTCCTTAGCCGCCGATCGGCGTGGACGCGGTGAACACCTCAACCAAGCCATAGTTGGTGCCGAGGAACGAGGTCTTCTTCTGACCACGCAGCTCCTCGATCGCTACGCCAGGACGGAACCCGTAATCGCGGTCACGGTCGGTCTTCGGGGTCGGGTCCTGTCCCCACGCGATTGCCAGCGCGCCGGCACCGCACAGGAACGAACGGCTGACGTTGGCGCCGGCAGTGCCGACACCGTTAAGCGGGTTCAGCTCCGGAATCTCACGCAGGATGACACCGTTATAGATGCGGTCACCGCCCTGGAAGATCGGGTTGCTGTCCACGCCACGATCGCGCGCATCACGATCCGCCTGCGCGATGATCGGATCACGGGTTGCCTGCGAGAACGCAAACGAGTCCATGAACATCACGTACCATTCACGGCCCGCGGTTGCGTCCGACTGATACGGATTGATCGCCATGCCCGACGTGTTGTTCGTCGTGCGCTTCGCCAGCGACTTTGCGATGTCGATCACGCGCGCCGACATCTGGTCATTGGTCGTATCGACCGTGCCCAGCGCTGTTGCCCAGTTGCCCGTCGCCGCTGCCGTCTGGTCGACGCCGAACAGCATACGGTCGGCGTTGTTGGTCAGGTAGGTATTGCGCTGACCTGCGCTCGCCGTCGCGTACAGTACCGCCGTATCGGCCAGCGGGCTGCCATCTGCATCGGTAACGCCCGGCACGATGATCGACTGGAACGCGTTGATGATGCTGTCACGCAGCTTCACCTTCGACCACGTAACCAGACGCTCGCGCGCCGCGTTCAGTAGGTCGATTTCGGTACGGAAGCTGGTCGACTTCGGCACCACGACGCCGTTGCGCAGCCAGTTGATGCGCACCTGATCACCGTAGTTCTCCAGCTCCTCTTCGTTGCCTTCAAGGATCTCGGACCCTTCGACGCCGCGGCCACGCAGCTCAAGGATGAGCGGGATGTTGATGACCGAGCCGGCTTCATTACGCAGTTCCGAACGGATGCGAATGATGCTGGACTCGGAACGACCCATGTACGGCGCGTAGCCGGAAGCACGGGTGTACGACTTCAGGTAGTTGGTAACCCAAACGGCCTTTTCACTGACCGATGCAAGCTGGACTTCTGCCATTTCGCCCTCTTAGCCAAAGAGAGCATCGACTCCGACAAGAGGTCCGGTAGCAGTCTGCCTAACGTCTGAGGGCGCATTGCCCTGCGATGCCAAGCTGCGCGGAACCCGTGCCGGCGGCGATGCCGGTGTAGGAACCACTGCGGCGGGTGCCGGAGTGGGCGCGCTAAGCTGGCCGTTGGCCTCCAGGATGCGGCGGGCAAAGGCCACCGGGTCCTTTTGATAGTCCGACAGGTCAGCGTCGCGCTTGTGCTGCTGGACAATCCAATCGATCGGGTGCTGCTGCCGCATATACGAGCCGGCAAACATCGGGTCCTGTTGAGCGCGCTCCTGCGCCCACTTCACCGCTGCTTCAACCGTCTCTGCGCCGTGCTGCTGAAGGGCGACGGTGTTGCTTAGCGCAAACCGCTCCTCCATCATCCGCTGCTCGATCTTCTGATCTTGGTAAGCAGCGAAACCCGCAGGATCGTCAAAGGGATCAGGAATCGCAGGGGTCTGGCGCTGCTGCGCCTCCTGCTGCTCTTTCCAGCGCTTGAGTTCCTTGGCTTCGTCGCGCCACTGAAGGGCAGTTGCGAGCGGGATGGTCCGCTGCTCATCCTCCTTAGGCGCTTCTGGCTGGGGCCCAGGCTCCGGGGCAGGCTCAGGTTCCGGTGTCGGCTCTTCAACCGCTTCCGGGGTTTCGACAGGCTGCGGCTCCTCGGGCGTCTCAATGTCCGCCATCGGCTCCGGGAATAGCTCGTCTACTGAATCCGCCATCCTTACTCCCTCCTGGCCTGTATCGTCGGCCACAATACGCAGCGCCCGTTCACCGGCGGCATGGCGGGCTGGTAACAAGCGCCCGCACCTCGAACACGGCGTAAACCGTGCGATGATAATAAGGCTTTACTTGGGTGGGCGTCAATAGCTAGTATTTTGGAGATGCGAAGGTGGGAACACGCTCGCCACACACCATTGGGCCGGGATTCTCAGCCGCACATGATACAGTAGCCGCCGGGCACCCAGCGGCCAAGAGATGCCGGGGTGGCGATCCGGCTCGCATCACTCCCCCGACACCTCGTCCCGCTGCAAATGATTCGGCAACAGCGCATCCAGCGCCTCTTTCTCGTTACCGATCTGCTTGCCCTGCGTCTCAGCGACGATCTTCTGCGTGGAAGCATCCTTGTTGCGGATGTTAGCCATCTGCTCAGCCTCAACCAACTGCTGCGCCCGTGCCTGCGCTTCGGCCTGCTGCTTCATCTGCTGTGCCTGCTGCTGCTGGACCTGCTGCTTAAGCGCCTGGACACGCTCCAGCAGCCTCGTCTTGTCTGGCAGCGGAGCCAGTTCCAGCACAACCTCAAACACCGGCGACATCGGATCAATGCCCGACTGGATCAGGTTCATCACCGACTCGAACACTTCCTGCTCCAACGCCACCGTGTCAGGCGTCGAGGCAATGATAATATCCACGTCCATCTCAGCCGGGCGATTCTTGATGATCGGCTGTTGCGTCACCTGCATCTGGCCATCAGGGCCAGGCATGATTGCAGGCTGCATCCCGGCAACCTCATTGATCTGCAAAAACTCGACTGCACGCGGGTTGTCCGCCACCCGAATCCACTCAGGCTCCGTC